TTTTTCTTCATAACTCATGTTAAAATCGAAAACATTTGTGTTTCCGACATTGATATCTATAATTTTGATAGGTGTTTGGTAGAGTGTACGATTTGACAACGCTGAACGTACGAGTGTCTCGACAAACTGTCTAGGTGTGTCAACACTTTCCTGATAAATGCGATCCATACTAATTTTCATGCATGTGATCTCATGTGGTTTTTTATCAAAGAATGGGGTCAATGGATATTCTTCCTTCATACCACCATCTATATAAGTCATTCCATCATGTGTCCCACATGCAAATATGAATGGAACCGCCATACTCATACACACTGCATCTATCACCTTCATATGTGGGTGTGTGTCCCGTGAGAAATAGACCGTCTCAGATGTATTCATACAAAATGCTGATACATATATTTTCATATCTAACTGACTAAATGTTGGATCGCGTCCACATATTTCCACCAATTTTTTACGAATTGGACCCATATCAACAAAACCAAATTTGTTAAAAAATGAGCCTATGCGTATTTTAACAAAACTGGGGATATCTAGAGACAATGAGGTGTCTAGAATTTCGTCGATGGACATTCCCAGTGCCAAAAATAGAGCTAAGATCGCACCAGCTGATGACCCTGAAATTTCTTTCACATCAGCCAGATCTGATTCCCGTGCCTTTAAAGAGCCAATGAGAGTGAATATACCCATTGAAGCTGGACCGAGAATGAGATACTTCATCTTCTTACTTAATAGAACTGAGGAAATTGGCGACGCAAAAGCGCAAAGACTACCGCGAAGACGATCGCGTGTGTCAGAGACGCCTCGATACTGGTCTGACCAGAGCGAACCACACCACCCGACCCTGGGGGGAGAGTGAGCAACAGACCGGGGCTGAGCGCGAGGAAGAGTGCAGTGGACACGAGAAGGTCGGTCTTGGTGAGCACGATACCCATGGCCTTGGCGATGAGACTGTACACGAGGAAGAACACGAGCGCGTGGAAGAACACAGCCATCTGGTTGGTCTTGCCGTTTCTGAAAGAAACCTTGGAGCCGTCGGTGGTCAGAAGAACACCTGGGCTGAGCGCCAAAAAAAGGGCGGCGGGGATGGCAACTTTCTGGGAAGTGATATCGGGTAACATTTAATATAAGTACATATAATTTTCCACGAAATCTGTGAAATGGTGGTAGGATGCACCCCGCATCATTTCTTCATGAAGTCCGTTATTATTTACGATTCGCCTGACATGTTTCCAAATGTAATCGAGTACCTCATCATGATCGGTATGTACGCGTTCAGTATGTGAGTTATGATCGGTGTAACAAAACTCTACAAAGTCACAAAACTTTCCCGAATGTTCAATTTGGGCATCATAGAGGAGTGTCCTGATGGTATTCCACATCATCTGCAATTCATCTGAGTATTCGACTTCCCAGTCTTCGATATTCAGAGGAGTGTTATCATTATATTCATCGTCGTCGCTTGCATCGGCGTCAAAGCCAGTATTCGCTTCGTACACGTACTGGCTCCAAACCATGGTTAGTTACTTATCTTCTTTCTCGGGTTTTTCTTTTATACCTGTTAACGACAGTGAAGTCGATTCTCTTGTTTTAAGTCCATCTTGAATGGCATTTAGGGCTCCTTCGACCTTAACTTCGTCTCCACTGAAGAATTTCAGAAGACCTTCTTTGATGGCATCCTTACTCATACCAGACTTCCTGACTGATTTACGGATGCTAATTTTCCCTTTCCTGAGATTAATGGTGTCAATACCCTGAGAAACCATATGTTTCTTTACATTCTCCTTAAGGCGCTTTTCTTCCTGATTCAAAATCTTTATATCCGATTTAGCTTCAGTGAGTTGTTTGGTGAGCTCTACGAGTTTAGATACACTCTCGGAGAGGTCAGGTGAAACAGTAGTCATGTTTATTAATAAATGTTAGTACCTAATCTTTAAGCGCAGAGACCACGCTGCATCAGATCAGGAACGATAGTGGAGTTGTTCCACACGAAGGGATCCTTGGGGTTGGGGGGGTCCTTGCGAATCTGTTGGTTCGCGTTACGGAGCGCACCACCAACGGTCTCAGGGAAACCAACCTGAGCACGAGGCTCGAGGAAGTTTTGACCCTTGAGGATATCCTCTGGGGCAAACTGACCGAAGTCCTCAGCTGAGGCAACCTCCCGGGGGAGGAGGGATGAGGCGAGACCGGTGCCACGATTCATACCACCGCACACAGTATTACCCGCGGCGGATGGTCCAGCGGCGGGTCCAGCGGCGGGTCCAGCAGTGGGGGCGAACATCGAATACTCACGCTCGTTGATGGAGTAGTCAGATTTAGAGTTCATGTTGAAAAGGAGGAAGATCAGAGCAGCTACGGCGACCAACATCAGGATGTTCTGGTTACGGCCCTTCATTATCTTTTATATACTGTTAACAAATTTTTTTATTCTTCAACCTCATCGACAAATGCATATTCGTCTGGGTAAGTGTCAATAATTGGATCATCGTGGACTCTGACCTGGACAACATTCCAAGAAGATCCGAAAGCCTTCTTGGCAAACCAAAGTCCGGCAAATTCGAGGATCACATCACACGTCTTGTTGGTCTGGATGTTGTCGAAATCAATCGACTCTTGTCTGGTATTGAACACCTTGGTGTTCTCGAGACGATCGCCTGTGATCTGACCACTACCTACACTGAGGGTGTAGGCACCCTTGACGACATTCTCACTGAGTGTCTTACCAAACCACTCCGCACAGTTCTCATGGGCAGCCTCAAGGTTAAGTGTATCGATGGTGTCGATCTTCTGAATGTTTACATCTGATACGAGATCGATGACAATGTCCTCTGAAACATTTTCAACCCTGACCTTGTTGAGCTGAACGAAACATTTGCGTTTGTCATCATTGAGTACCTTCACAAAGTAGAGACCATCTTCACCTTTGGCTGGGGCAGTGTAGATCATTTATGTATGTATTGTGTTTCATTTCTTTAAACCAACAAATGGTATAGCTGCAGACTTGTTCAGTAATTCTTTCGATACCCAGTGATTTCTCCTGGGTTTGTAACCATACAAAGTCTTTGAGACATTGAAGTTCTTTGGTAAACTCTTCGCGTTGGCCGCCCTGAGTTTATACTCGTTCTTCACGTAAGAATTGTTCGTGACATTCACCCACTTCAATGTTTTCAGGTTAAAACGCTTATTACCTGAAGAGTTGGTGTATCCGTTTACTTTTATGTTTTTAACAACTGGTTTTAACCCCTGAACGAGTTGTTTAGATAACTTGTCTTCTGAGGGTTTCGTTGTAAATTTGTTGTATTTGTATGGGTCTACACGCTTTGCCTGGTTCATTGAAACGCGACCATCCTTCTTGGTGGCTGGTATTTTTCTAACAATTTTAGACTTCACACGCTTGAAAACATCTTCGATAGAATCGGTATTCCCGACTTTCTTATCAAACAACTGTCCGAGTTTTACGAGGCGAAGTCTGTCTCGTTGTTTCTTTTCGGGGCGGAGGTTGAGTTTACTCATCATATAAATATCTTCAATCAGAAATTCTTTACTTGCTACATAAACCTTGTTATTTGTGATTAATTTACCTGTATCTAGGTTTCTGTAAGTTATACCTTTACGTCTAGAGAGAACTACTTCATACCCAAATTCTTTTGGTCGCATGAATGGAATGTCAAGTAGACCACCAAGTGTAATATCCTCAATTTTACCACTCTTTGGAGAAAAGAAGCGTAAATTTGTATCGAGTGCAAACAGTTCTACATCGATGAAGACATCACCTTTACTGGGTTTATTTCCCAACATAGACTTTTTCTTTTTGATGAGAGTGTACCGACGAGATACGATTGACCCAGATGGTTTAAAACTGATACCTAAAAATTTGAAAAGTTTAGGGTGTTTCTTTTTCATGTTCATAAGTCGCGTCTTTACTCGTGTATTCAGGCGTTTAGATATCTCTCCCAATTTGTTCCATAGTAACAATTTAGTTGCTTGAAGTTTTCCAAAGTATTCTGGGTTTACAGGCATCCTAGGAACAAACTTTGCATCTATATCAGGGGTCACTATTCTATCTTTGAAATCCACGTATAAATTGAAGGCTTCCCCCCCACTCACAATGATATCACCCATCTTCTTCATATACTCTGATATTTCACCGATAGTCTCTATGATGATATCTCTGAGTGAGTCTGTTATGATAATATATACAACTTTTTCAAAATCTTTAGATTTATGAGTGCTGTGAACACGCGAACGAAACTTCCCAAGATCTCTTTGAGCGTTCCTGTCGAAATACTTTTTCAATTTTTCATCTTTGAAAAATAAATTTTCTTGAATGAATTTGTCAATCACTGACTTCGAATAAATCTGGTCATCCATTAATATATTGTGATATAATAAATGGTCTGTAATGTGATCGAGAATTGTAGATGCTATGCCTATAAAGGTGACATCAAACAATTCTGTGGGGTTAGAAAAGGTCCAAATGTTCTACCATGTTCTGATGAATGTTGTGCTGGGGGATGTCCTCAAAATGGTACAAGACAACCTTTCCGATTTATCAACAGACCCAGACAATCGAGTATGATTACACCCAAAGTAGCAAACATCTTTATACTATTAGCAATTGTCGTACTTCTTGTTCTGTTATACATAGACTTAAAGATTGGACGGGTAAGAAAGATATAATGTCTTTCGAAACCATCCAAACCGAGATCACCGCCCTCCGCAACGATATCAAGAACCTGGCTAAGCTTGTCCGCAAGGTCAAGAACACGCAGGAGGATCCCGATGGTGAGAAGGCTAAGGCTCGCGCTGCCAACAACGGTTTCAACCGCAAGCAGGATGTTACACCTAAGTTGCGCGAATTCCTCGGTCTTCCAGCCGAAGAACTCATCTCCCGCTCAGAGGTGACTAAGTTTATCACCAAGTACATCGCTGAACAGGGTCTCAAGCACCCCGAGAACGGTCGCCAGATTGTCCTCGACGGCAAGCTCCGCGAACTCCTCGCACCCCCTGCCGAAGTTGTTGTTACTTACCTTAACCTGCAGAAGTACCTCTCTCCCCATTACATCAAGAAGGAGGCTTAAAAAATAAACACATTCTATAATAAAACATGGTGACTTTCCTTACAAAGGAAAGCGCTGAACAACTTGTTGGTACAAAGATCAAAAACCTTGATTTGTACCAAAAGGCATTTACACATAAATCTGCTCTCAAGGAGTATGAACAATTTACAGAATCCTTCGAAACTCTCGAATTTATTGGTGACTCGGTCCTCGGCTTTGTAATCACAAAGTTTTTGTTTGATCGATATGAAAGTCGTCAAGAAGGTTTCCTCACGAAAGCTCGTACAAAGCTTGTTCGTGGTGAAACCTTAGCGAAGATTGCAGATGCATTAGGTCTAAGCCCTCTCGTCATCATGGATGAAAAGGGGTTAAGAAATAACTGGAACAATAACCCTAAGATTTTAGAGGATGTTTTTGAGGCCCTCATCGGTGCCATCTACATGGATATTGGTCTTCTTCATGCTAAGGAGTTTATCCTTAGGATTTACCAAGACCCCAAATTTGTGGATATGAACTCTATCATGGTGGATGATAACTTTAAGGATCATCTCATGCGCCACTGCCAGGTTCAAAACTGGCCACTCCCAGAGTATAGGGTTGCCGCACACCACGAGGGATTGTTCTACATTGATATTTTCATCAATGACGGGTTTTGTGCGAGAGGTGTAGCAAAAAGTAAGAAACAAGCTGAACAAAATGCTGCACAGACGTATTTTCAGGTTAAGGAGGAACTTAAAAACTACAACTTTAGTTAATATAAGATGCACCCCAACGTCAAGGCTCTTTTAGAGCGTGAGTATGCTGCGCAAAAGTCGGAAGAGTGGCTTGCTCTCCGTGGTAAGATGTTGACTGCTTCAGATGCAGCTACAGCCATCGGTGTAAATAAATATGAAACACCTGCGGAACTCCTACTAAAAAAATGTGGTCTCGGTGAGAAATTCATGGGTAATGCAGCTACACGACATGGTGAGAAATATGAGGATGAGGCTCGTATACTCTATGAAGAGAGGCATGGCGAAGTCGTACACGAACTTGGTCTTTGTCCTCACCCGGTCCATACATGGCTTGGTGGGAGTCCTGATGGCGTCTCTGAATCTGGGAAATTGGTGGAGATTAAATGCCCCCCGATGCGACAGATTGTACCTGGGGAAGTACCAATCCATTACATGCCCCAGCTTCAGTTGTGTATGGAGATTTTAGACTTAGAAGAAGCAGATTTTATTCAATATAAACCAGCAGAGACCAATTGGCCTAAACCCGAAGAATTTGATGTCGTTAATGTTAAGCGAGACCCCGAATGGTGGAAAACCAATTACCCAATCATGAAGGAATTTTGGGAAAAGGTTTTATACTTTAGGGAACACCTAGATGAACTCCCACCACCTAAGTTGAAGAAGACTCGTAAGAAAAAAGAACCTGAACCAATTATCTGTGAAGTGCATAGCCTTCCAGACGAAGATCCCTATTATGACGACTGAAGAACAATACACTTTGGCGAAGAACACCCTTAACGGGCGTCTCTTTGCCCCTTATCAAAGAGAAGGTGTCCTATGGATGCTCACAATGGAAAAACAGGCATCGGGACCCAAAGGTGGGTTCCTTTGTGACGAAATGGGTCTGGGTAAGACCGTACAACTCGTGGCTACCATGCTTGGGAACCCGAAGCCTCGTACACTCATCATCTTACCCAAATCTATTATCACCCAATGGGCGGAAGAAATCAACCGCTTCGCACCCAACTTGACGATCAATATCTATGATGGTCCAGAACGGAAAATGAAAGAGGCTGATGTGACACTTGCACCTTATACTTTACTCACGGTGAAGGGTGGTGGAGCAGATGCGAAGACACCTCTCCATATGGTACAGTGGGATCGAGTCATCCTTGATGAAGCCCATGAGATTCGTAACAATAAGTCCAAACTTTTCAAGAGTGTGTGTCGCCTCCAGACTCAAATCAAGTGGATTGTAACTGGTACACCGGTGTTCAACTCCATGGAGGACTTTGTGTCCCTGTGTACTTTCTTGGGTCTTTCAAAGGTGGTTGTGCAGGGTATGACCAACAAGATCAAAGATATATACATTCTTCGCAGGACCAAAGAAGACTTGGCTCAAATCAATGAGCGTCTTCGTTTACCACCATGTTACTTTGAGAATGTGGAACTTGAGATGTACCCAGATGAGAAGCAACTCTATGAGATTGTGTTCCTCGAGGCACAGGAGACGATCAGAGATGCGTTCAGGAACGCACAGAGTTTGAACGCCAAGAACATGGTGATCTTGGAGTGTCTTCTTCGAGCCAGGCAGTGTATGATTTGGCCTCAAATGTACATCGATGGTGTCGCCAAACAAACTGGTGTACAATCGGAGAAGTGGGTTGGACGTTCCAAGAAGATGGAGACTCTCTTCGAGATGGTCAAGTCCCACCCCAGTGAGAAGACCCTCATTTTCTGTCAGTTCAGAGGGGAGATGAATCACATCCAGAAGAATATGGAAGGTCCTGTATTTCGCATCGATGGCTCAGTCCCCAAGGAGGAGCGGGTCAAGCAGATTGAGGGTTTCAAAAAGGCTGCCCCGGGTGCAGTCTTCATTATCCAAATCAAAGCTGGGGGGCAAGGATTGAATCTTCAGGAAGCGACACGCGTTTATATTACGGCACCTTCATGGAATCCTTCTACGGAATTACAGGCGATTGGTAGGAGTCACAGGACGGGTCAAACCAAATCGGTGTATGTCAAGAAACTAATCTACAAAGAGTGTGCGCGTTTTGTGAGTGTTGAGGAAGAGATTCTCGCGCTCCAGGGGCATAAGTCTATTGTGTGTTCAAAAGTGCTTAACGATGAACGAATTGAAAAACAAATCCCTGTCAACAGGACATCGGCAAAGATTTCAATCTTGGACATCAGGAAAATTTTCAAAGCGTAAGATAAAGATGATTGGTTCCCGCGCTGAAGTTTTCCACGGCAACGCTGACAAGACCGCTGGTGGTCTGATGAAGAAGGAGTTGATGATGAAGGATGGTCGTATCATCTCCAAGGCTGCGAGTAAGGCTGCGAAGAAGTCGCTCAAGTCCAACCCCAAGTTCCAGGCGTTCATTGAGCTCGCGAAGGAGAAGGCTGAGAAGAAGGAGACCTTCTGCCTGGTCCCCAAGAAGGGTAGCAAGACCTACAAAAAAATAATCAAAGCTAGTAAGTAAGTATGTCTCTCGCAAAGTGGGAAGATTCTGTGAAGATAGCTAAGATTAAATGTGGTATAGACCCAAAGAAATTTACCAAGATTCAGGGTAAATTGCTTAAGGAGGCTCAGGCTGTTTATAGTATTTTGCTTTTAAATAAATCTAAATGATAAATTGAAATCCCTTAAGATTCTGTGGCTCGTAGACTACGAGTTGATTCAGTTTCCAAGTGCATCCAAACTTTCTGTTCAAGAAATACACGCTGTTAAGTTCTACCATAGCGTGTCCCGAATTTCTTGCATAGAGACCATTAGTCGCCTCATCATTCATAGGGTTTTTGTCTGCGTTAAATACATTTGCTTTTACATTGTCATCTGAGTCCGTGTCTACCTTAACACGAAACTTGGGTTCACGACCCTGTACCTCCTTCAAATTTGAATTGAACATAGGCATAAGCTCTTCTTTGGTCATTGTACTACCAAAGATCGCTTCACTTTGCTCGACAACCGAATCGATGATTTTGTTCTCAAGATTCTTGATAGATTCATAAAACTTTTTCATGTAGTTATCATCTTCGTCATATCCCTTAATAGCGAAATCGATGTTATATTTTGTAGGACCAACTTCTGGAGTGAACCCTGATACCCCGAATGGCATATACATACGGGGGAATTGAATACGTAAGGGTGTTCCCTGTTTTGTAGAGATGACAATTTTGCGTTGTTTATATTGATTGATTTGAATAGTTTCAATTGCGTTGTCCATGTCGTATTCTACTTCTTTTACATGTCAAAACTTTAAGCCGAACACGCGACACAATCTGGCTCAAGACTGAATTGGATTGGTCGAGCCTTAGCCTTTGAACGAAGATAATACATACCTGTTTTGAGACCATTCTTCCATGCATACATGTGCATCGATGAGAGTTTGGACATTGTGGGACTTTCCATGAAAAGGTTCATAGACTGAGACTGATCAATAAAACGACCACGATCCGCCGCCATATCGATGATACATTTCTGACTAATTTCCCATACAGTCTTGTAGAGTTTCTTGATATCCTCAGGAATGTCCGCGATATTTTGGATGGACCCACCAGCCTTTACCATGAGATCCTTCATCTCCTTGGACCAGAGCCCAACCTTCTTGAGATCATTGACCAGATGATTGTTGACCACGACGAATTCCCCAGCCAGAGTGCGTCTCAAGTAAATGTTTGTGGTGTAGGGTTCGAAACACTCATTGTTACCAAGAATTTGAGCAGTGGAAGCGGTTGGCATTGGTGCTAAAAGGAGACTGTTCCTAAGTCCCTTAGTTTTCACGCGTTCACGCATCGCGTCCCAATCATAGCGACCACTGAACTTGGTCTCACCCTCCCACATATCGGGTTGGAGAATACC